GCACGCATTGCAAAAATCAAACCAGTAGGACCAGTCATTGGTTGAACACCAGCAACGTCATAAGCGATTAGATTTGGCAATGAACGGCGTACCAAAGAAATCAAGATTGGGTCAAAGTTAGAAACACCACCACCAATGTTGGTTGGACCAGCAGAGTAAGTAGTTTCGTTCAACTGAGCAGCATCTTGATTCATTGCTTGTTGTTGATTTTCCAAAACAAGAGCTGTAACAGCCTTCTTGTATGGGTCTTTAATGGAATCGAGTTCTGGATGTTCCAAAACTGGAGCCCATTTCTTTTGTAGTTCTTCAGTCATATACATGTTAGTTTTTCCTTATAGTTGTATATTTTTACTTGAGTGATTTAGAAATGGTCTTGGAATAAGTTTCCATTAAAGGATCGGCAGACTTAGCTACGGCCTCACCATCTTCTTCCACGAGCACTTCGTCTAATGATGAACTGTCGGCAACTTTAATATCTGCTTTGAAATATGATTCTTTCAAAGTATCAATTTTGCCAACAAATTCGTCCTCAGTAGTGAATTCTACGTTCTCTGCGAGCGATTTTAACTTCTCTACTTGGGTTTGAGTCAGGCCTTCACACGCTGTGTAGATAGCCTCAATTTTCTTTTGTTCGTTTAGTTCTTTATTTAATTCGACACCACGTTGAATTTGTTCATTCAAAGCAGATTCAAGTTCTTCAACTTTAGCAGCCAAACCTTCAACGATATCTACCTTTTCAGATGGAACATCAATATAATGTTCTACGAATAGGTTACGGAGACCATCGATGAATTCTTCGGTAATTTCAGAACGTAAACCAGATTCGATAGCGATTTCGTTATCTTTGATCCATTCTTCTACCATGTAGTTGAGGTAATCATCAACTTTAGCGGCCAAATCTTCTTTGATTTCTTCAACAGCAGATTCAAACTGTTCCATCAATTCTGCTTCAGCAATGGCAACAACTTCTTCTGCACGAGCAATAACGGCAGCTTCAAAAATTGTGGCAGCTTTAGCAACGAATTCTTCGGAAAGATTTTCACCTTCCAACAAAGCATCCATATCTTCTTTAATTTTGGCTTTGTTAATCATTTTCTTGATAAGCTTTTTATCTTCTGCTTCATCTTCATGCTTTTCTTCTTCAGAAACCAAGTCGCCTTCGAGTTCAGCTTCTTCTTCATGATAAGATTGGAATGTAGCACCTGGATTCATGGACATAGTTTGCTTTGGCATTTTACCAGCAATACGGTCACGGATAGCATCCATGTGTGTAGATGGCTCTTGATGAGCATGTACCAAATCGTGACGACCCATAGTCTCTTGTGGTTGACCTTCGAGTTTACGGATACCTACACCGTCTTTTTCGGAACCAACCGGAGGGGTAGCGCCAGGAGGAGTTGCTGATGGTGTGCCTTTTGTGTAATCTGGCAATGCATCTGTTTCTTCTTCTGGTGAGTGACCAATATCGCCAGCATCGTTAGTACCGTAAGCAGTCTTAGACTGGATACGATCTTCACCAACTTCACCTTTTGGATGATGGTCTTGACCACGTTGACCACGCTTCTTGGCAATGTTTGCGTCAAATGTTTCTTTTGAACCTTCAGCCAAGATTGCTTTAGCGGCTTCGGACAGATTAAATTTTCCCATTTTGAAAATCTCCTTGATTTATTGGATATATTTATATTTAAAGTTTTTTCATGAAGTTCTCAAAAATGTGTAGACTAACTTCCTCAATCTCTTTGCGTGAAGCATGGCGAATCTGTTTGATTGCCCGAGAGTGATCCTGTTCTGTCCAAACACCATTGACTAACATCCATTCTTTACCTTCCATAATGCCCTGCACAAAAGCACCTGGTGCGGAAGGGTCTGCTACAATATCTGCCGCTGTGGCTAGATAAAAATCGTTCTGAACAACATTAACACCATTAACGTTTTTCAATGAACCCATACCTCTTGATGAAACACCTAATTGAGCGCCACCTTCAATAAGGCTTCTGGCGATTTGACCCATAGGAGTATCAAGAATTTTTGCTTTACCGATCCATTGTGTACCATCTTCTCTCAAACCAACAATCATATGTGATACACGGTCTAAGTTAATGGTTGGTGTTTCAGGATGTCCCAATTCACCAAAGGCACGGTTTTTGTTAATATATTCTTCAGTATAACGATGAACTTCTTTTTTCATCGTGTTGTATTCATACAAGCGGCCATTCTTGTTTTTCTTTTCGGAAACGAGAAAAGGACCTTCAATAAAGAGTTCCTTTTTACCATCGGTACCTTCGGTAATATAATTTACCGTTTCGTTAATTTCTTTAATAAGTTTCATAATCCCATTGCCCTTCGTTTTCTTAACGATATTTTTCTTTTTCTTATTGACGTCCTTAATTTAGCACGTCTTTTAAACTTTGACCGTCTGGCACCAATTTTACGGTGTCTACGTTCAGCCGGCATCATTCTGGTTAACTGACCGTGTCTAATGGTATATCCTTTAACCGCCGAAAACTTCTTACGGCGCTGAACTTTACCTTTACGGACTCGAACACGAATTACTTTGGTTCGACCCATTTTTAATACATTCGACTTCTTGTTACCCTCAAACACCAATTCTGGTATTACATCACCAAACATTTCAGAAGCAATTTCTTTCTTCTTTTCATCCAACTTATCATAAATGATAGTTTCTAATATTTCTTCTAAATCCTTTTTTGCTTCTAATAACCTGTTGGCTAAAAGATTTGAAATGAAAACATCCATTACGGTACCAAATTGTATGGCTTGTAGTTAAACGCTGCTGGTTCGTTGAACTGACCACGTTGGTACATAGCGTTGTTCTTACGCAAAGTAATAATTAAAGTGTATGCACTATTTGCAGTACCACCTGTTGTTTGAATACCAATATCTCCAACACCAACAGTATTAGCATGAATACCATCACCAGAGTTATTCATAATAGATGGTAGTTGTTCACCAAGTCCAAACTCACCTTGTAAGTTTAAATGGAAAATAGTTGCTGAATTGGCATACTGTGCTGTTGCGGTAGAACCTGCACCAGACCAAAATATTTCAACACCACCAATATTAGATGTTGGAAAGTTTACATAATACTTTACACCAGTTAATTGTAAATCGTAATATGATAATGTTGTGTTAGCAGAACCGCCTTGTGAATTTGCAACCAAATAACCATTAGTTGCCAAAGCACCATATAGTGAATTGGCAGCAATACGAGAAACGTTAAGTTCTGCACCAGAAGTACCATCAAACACACCAGTTAATTTAATGATGGCGTCTGTTTGTGTATCTCTTAGAACTTGGTATGTAAATTTATTGGACATATTATGGCTTTAAGTTATAAGGTGGAGCATTAAACGCAGCAGGATCATTAAATTGACCACGTTGATAGTATGCGTTATCTTTACGGAGTTCAACAATTAATGTGTATGCACAGTTGGCAACTAAACCATATGTAAATACACCAATATCACCTGTAGCATTAGGTGCATTGTTGTTAATAGTTACCATGCCTTGTTCTTCGGAATATTGACCACACAAATCCATATTAAAGATAGGAACAGATTGTGCTGTATTTGCGGCAGTCCAACTTAACTCAACATAACCTTTTTGTTGTGAAGCAATATTGTAACCAATTCTTGAAATGGTTATTCCATAATATGGTAATGGAGTGTTTGCAAATTGTGTTGTTGAATTTGCAAGTAAATATCCATTAGTTGCTAAAGCACCATACAATGTATTGGCTTGAATACGATAAGAATTAGCCTCTTGACCAGTACCGTCAAAATTGGCCGTTAATTTAATAACCGCTTTCTGTGTTGTATCTTTTAATACTTCGTATGTGTAAATGTTGGACATTCTTTATCCTATTTAAATTCTTCTGGTACTGATGTGGACCATTGCATGGCTTCATATGGTACTGTTACATATTTATCTATCTTATCCACATAGTATAAAGCAACTCTTTGACCGTTTGGAAACTGTCTAACAGACTTGCGTTTCATTACCAAAACGTTTGGAGGATCCATAGTCTTTTGATTGGATCTTTTTGCTTCAGAAACTACCTGTTTAAGCGTTTTCATCCGAATCGGCTTCTTGTTTGGCAAAATAGTTTTGTGCTACCGCTTGTTTAGCCGCTTCAATGTGAGCAGTTACTTTGTCGTGAATAGATGCATAAAGTGCATTTCTAAATTCTACGCCATTATCTTCTGCTGCGTAATCTATGATTTGTCTTGTATCCATTTGAATCTCCTATCAAAATATTTATAATAAATGATTAATCATTCGTTTTTTTGGCAGATTGTTTTGCCATTTC